GGTTCACGCTGGCCGGCGTGTACATGGTGAACCAGCAGAGCCGGATTTCGAACGGGTCGCTGCAGGAGTTCGCCGTGACGGCACCGGTCGAATCAGACGGAGCGGGCAACGCCACGATCCACTTCAACCCGCCACTGGTTGCGTCCGGCCAGTATCAGACGGTCAGTGCCCTGCCGGCTGACAACGCGGCGTTGACCGTCGTGGGCGCGGCGAACACCATCTCGCCGACGTGCGCGGCCTTCCACCGTGACGTGATGACGCTCGTGACGGCGGATCTCCCGCTGCCGCGTGGTGTGGACATGGCGGGGCGCCTGTCTGACAAGCAGCTCGGCATGTCGATGTCGTTCGTGCGTGCGTTCGACGTGATGAGTGGTCAGCTCATCTCGCGTATCGACGTCCTCTACGGTCAGGCGCTCCTGCGCGGCGAACTCGGCGCGGCGATCTACGCGGGCGGATAAGCCTCCGATGAGATAGACTACCCACCGGTAGTCAGGTCGGGCCGCCACCCCCCAATATCGAGGGGTGGCGGCTTCGCCACATCAGGAAGGAACGGCCAATCCCCATGCGCGACGTCTCCAAAATCCTCTCAGACGCTGAAGTCCTGGCGCTCCGGCAGATCCTCAGTCAGCAGAACCTCGCCCCGGTTGAACCGGGCGCATTCGCCGAATATCCGAAAGTCCTGTACGTCGAAGAGTTCATTACGCTCTCGCGGCTCATCAAGGATCACCCGGATCCGGTCGTCAAGAAGGAAGCCCGGCAGAAACTGCCGCGCACGATTGTGATCGTCACGACGTTCGAAGAGGAGGAGGAGTACCTCGAGGACGGATGGCGCACGGATCCAAACGAGTTCGTCATCGAGATGAACCTCCGCGAGGGCGTGTCAGAGGAGCGGGCGGACCCCAGGCGGCCTGGTGGCCGAGAGGGACGCATGGCGGCGCGCGATCTCAAGGCGCAGCGCGCGGCTGAACTGCGGTCGCTCAAGCGTCGGTACCTCGAGCTGACCGGGCAGCGCATCGAACGTGACGACGTGTCGGACGAACCGGAAGACGGACTGGGGCAGGCAATGGCCGCCGAAGGGGAACCAGCAGGCGCGCCTACGCCGAAGGCCACACGGACGCGTCGGCCCCTCCCGGCGGCTATCACCAATGCTGCGCAGAAGGCGGCACGTCCACGCGCGGCGCGGGCGTAACAGGCAAAGGACGAAGGCCACATGAAGTTCGTTGATCTCGCCAAGAAGACCCTGCGCACGGTCGGTGTATACGGCAGTGGTCAGCCCTTGAACGCGATCGATGTCCGTGTGGTCTTTGACCTCGCGAATGAGATGCTGGATGCGTGGGCGGCCCAGCGTCTGACCGTCTACCAGACGTTGCGCATCACCGTGCCAACGCTGACGGCCGGGAAGGGCGGCGTCTCGAACCCGTACACGGTCGGCCTCGGTGGAGACATCAACATCCAGCGTCCAGGGTGGATTTCAACGGCGAATCTCATCGTCAAGACGACGAATCCGACGCTCGAGACACCGCTGGCGATCTTCAAGCCTGAGGAGTACGCGGCCATTGCGATCAAGGACCTGGCCTCGTCGCTGGCGACGGGCCTGTACTTCGATGGGGCATTCGCGACCACCGGGGCCAAGACCGGGTTGGGCAATCTCTACCTGTATCCGGTCCCGAATGGTGGGCAACCACTCGGACTGGCGCTCTACATTCCCACGCCACTGCGCGGATTCGCGGACATCGACGCCACGGACTACACCTTCCCACCGGGGTACGAACAGGCCCTGCATTACCAGTTGGTAAAGAGAGCGGCGGGGGACTTCCAGCGCGACCTGAGTGCTGAAGTGCAGTCATTGATTGTCGAGACATTCAAGGTCATCGCCGACCAAAACGCGCAGACGCCAAACATCTCGTCAGACGTGGGAGTGCCCGGCATGGGGTCTGGGTATGGGCTCTACAACTGGCGAACCGGGTCGAATAGTAGGCGCGGGAGGGCGTAGGGCATGTCGCCGCAGCGCGTCCCGGTACCGGAATTCGTCGGCGGCACGAACGTATTCAGGTCTCCGCAGTTCTCGGATCAGCGGACGATCAACATGTTCGTTGAGTCCACGCGGGGCCTCGGTGGAAAGACGGAGCGAGGGTTTCGGCCCTGCGAGGGGATCCAGCCGTTCTGTGAAATCTTCAACACGGACACGTCCGCGCTGTTCTTCCAGGACGGCCGCGCGTTCGCGGTGTGCGGCACATCGTTCGCGGAATTCTTCGAAGATGGCACGTATCAGCCACGGGGAACAGTGCTGTATGACGGAACACCCTCATCGATCGCGTCCAACGGCAGCGCCGGCAATCAGGTATGCGTGGTGTCGGCTGGGGTTCTCTACATTTACGACCTTCTGACGGACGCCTTCACGAGTGTGGACGTAGACGGGCAAGTTGTGTCGATGGTGGAGTACTGCGACGGGAGATTTCTCGCGCTTGTGGCCGACTCGCGCCGGTACTACTACTCGGCCATCAACGACGGGTTGACATGGGATCCGCTCGGGTACATCGAGCGCAATTGGGGGTCCGACAACATCGCGTTTCTCATCCGGTCCGGGCGTCAAGTGTGGGTGGTTGGAACAGCGACAACGGAAATCCACGCCGACAACGGCAACGCCGATGTGCCGTTCGCGCCGATACAGGGTGCATTCATTGATACTGGGGCGTGGTCTCCGTGGACGGCGCGACGCGACGGCGAGACGATCACGTGGCTCTCGCAGGACGAACGTGGTGGCGGAACGGTCGTGCGCGCGACGGGGTACACGCCCTCCCAGCTCAGTACGTATGGCGTCACGCCGTTCATCCAGGATGTTACCAATAGCCTCGCGCTTGGTGAGGCCTTCGTTCACCAAATAGACGGCCACGTGTTCTACTGGCTCTATGTCCCTGGCATGAACACGACGTTGGTGTACGACTTCGTGGAGGCGCTCTGGCACGAGCGCGCGATCTGGAACTACGTGGACGGCGTGTGGGAACCGCACATTGCGCGGTGTCATTGCTACGCGTGGGGGCGCCACTTCATCGGGGCGCGCAACTCCGGGATGATCTACGAAATGGCGGCCTCGTTCGCCGAGAACGTGCTGGTATAGGCGATGTATTCAGCCGTAGTGCATTGGACGGTCTCGGCGGGCCCCGGAGTCAAGACCGTGACCGGCGTGGTCGATGTCTCCACGGGCGCGCCTATCGCGTTCGCAGGTAAAGTCTTCTTGCCCATCGGTGGGCGAACACTGGTTAACGTCTTGGGATCAACCGCGACCGGCGTTGACGGCATGAACTTCAACGCGGGGGCGGACGGCCTGACGTCGCGCGGGTCCGGGGGGACGTCGGACCGCGATGAGTTCTTGACGCCCACACTGAAGATTGCCAGCGCTGGTAATTCCTCCGATGGGTCGTTCATGGCGCTCGGGGCGAACGCGTTCTTCGGTGGCGACCAATTCCGTTTGGGTCACATCACGGCGGTTCGCGCCGGGGAGTTTGATGTCACGCTGACGCAGAACGACGTCAGCGGCGACACCTACATGATCCTTGTCCTCGGCGGCGACGATCTCACGGTGACGATGGTCAGCGCCATCCTTGGCGCGCACACGTACGCGACCGCGCCTGCGCTCAAGGGCTTCATTCGGCCTACATCTGGGAGTTTCGGCACCGGTGGTGGTAATACGACCGGCGCCGGAGGGCAACGCGTGGGGATTGGCTGGAGCACAAAAGACAGCGGCATAGGGACAGCCCTGACGTGGGCGCGTAGCCAAGACAACAACTCGCGATACCTTTCGTCAGCGGCTCCGTGGGCGACGATTGGTGTCGCGAGCACGTCTCCTGGTAACGTTCCAGATGTCGCCTACTCAGACGCGTCGTTCCTGACCGGCGCGAGTGGCCCTGGCCCACTTGTCGCACTGTCCGGAGAGGCGATTCGTATGACAGCCGGGGTCCAGCGCGCGTTGCCGACGACGGGCCTTCAGACTGTGGCGTGCGGAATCAATGCCATTGCGGTAATACTCGCGGCGGTCGGGTTGACCGAGGCGCCAACGGTGTCCATCGGAGAATCGGCGGTTGCGATTGGCTACATCGGTGGTGGTCGGCAGGGCGTGTATTGGGGCGGCGAGACCAGGAACAACGCCACCCCGGTAACCGGCGCGCGCATTGTGCGTAACGACGCGGTACTCTTGACGGCGACCGCTGCCGGAGCGGCCACGGTGTTTCCCAACGTCGCAATCTTTCGGTCGCTCAGCTCTCACGGGGCGTTCAACATTGAGTGGACATCTCGCGACGCAACGCCATTCGATTTCATCTGGCTGGCGATCGGGACAGAGGCGCAACCGTCTCCGCAGACCACGTACCAGATACGACGATTGCGCCGGTTTCCACTCCCGTTCAACCGGTCGTACTGGGCGTTCGTGTCACGGCTCGAGCTGCTGATGCAGAGCGGTGACGCGCCCATATCTGGTCAAGGCAGCGATCCACTCATCACGTTGCGGTTTTCTCCAGATGGTGGGCGCACGTGGGGGGACATCATCGAGATGCCAGCGGGAACACGTGGGGATTATGAGTTCCGGCCGACGCTGAACCAACTGGGTCGGTTCAGAAATGGCCTGTGTGAGGTGTCGGCTACGGATCCGCTGTTGTGGTACTGGTTGAACGTGTTCATTGATGTGGAGTTCGGGGGGGCGTAGGGTGGCAATCATCCGAGGACTGCCGACCCCACCGGTCGCGCCAATTGTTGGGGCGAATGGGAATGTCAGCCAAGTGTGGTTGATGTTCGTCAACCAACTGATCCAATTCATCAACCAGCGCAATCTGTTCGGGTTGGCCTCTGAGCGTCCGCCAGCCACGTCGGTCTACGCCGGGACGGTCTATTTCGAGACAGACACCGGGGCGACGGTGATATCGACCGGCACGGCATGGGTCGCCTACAGCTCCACGGTGGTCTCAGTAGATCCCGCTGGTGCCCTTGATGGCGATGGGTCTCCCGGCGCTCCTCTCGCCGTCAGGGTGGATGGCAGTAGTGTAGTCGTGAACGCGGGCAATCAACTCGAGGGACTGGTCCGACGCACAACCGTGGTGCTCAGCGACGCGGACATACTGGCGCTACCGTCAACATCGGTCCCCATCGTGACACCGCCATCTGGCTATCGCATCAAGCCGATTGCGGGAACGTGGAACTTGGACTCCTCGAACGGCGCCTACGCCAACGTGGACCCCACGTATGCGGCGCTCCTGATCGCGACGCAGTCGTCCGGTTACTTCATGTATGGCGTCATCGCGAACGACTCCACGATCGCGCCCACGCCGCTGACCGAGCTGACGGACTTGCTCGGGAGCGCGTGGAGCAAGGTGTTCGATATGTTTCCACCGGCCGACATGATCCAGGGTGCGCCGGGGCCGCGTTCGTGGGTGCAGAACTACCCACCCGCCAACATGCCTGGTGTTGCCGACCTTGACGGGGTCCCCCTGGTGGTGTACTTCGACAACAATGGTGCTGGGAACCTCACGGGTGGCGGGGCAGGAAACACACTGACCGTCACCCTGTATTGGGCATACGAGGCCGTGTGATGGGAGGGCCGGTGACATCTGACTTCGCAGCCTATGCGTCGTTCTGGCGTCCGTGGATGATCGCGAGCGCCGTGTGCGCCGTGTGGGTCTGCGTGTGCCTCGGCGTCCTCGCGTGGAAGGCGTTGCGCTGATATCCGCCCGCGACACGACAATGCGGTAACCGCCATGCCGAATCCCACTGTTCAAGCCGGCGCGTTTACACGCAAAGGCACGTCTGAGGTCACACTCGACCAGTTCAACCAGCAGTTGCGGCAATCGCCGCTCTGGGCGACGTGGATGGCACAGAACGGCATCAGGACCGATCGCCCCATCAAGCTCTCCAAGGACCAGCAGAAAGCGTTCGCCGCGTACCTACAGACCAACGGGGTGCCAGTGCCGAAGGACTTCCACATCGACGCGGCTGGCAACATGAACCAGACGAGTCGGACTGGTCGCAATCTGAAAATCGCGGGCATCGTGGGCGGCGTCGCCTTGGGCGGGCTCGGCCTTGCTGGTATCGGGCCATTGGGGGGCGTGCTCGGTGGGGCGACGGGTGGAGCCGGGGCGGCTACTGGAGGCGCGGGGGCCGCTACTGGCGCAGGGGTCGGCACGTCCGCTGGATCAGCGGTCGCGTCTGGTGCTATGGCTATGGCGAAGAAGCCATCTCTGTGGAGCAAGATCGCGGGACCGCTCGTTGAGCAAGGCATTCCGGCTGCGGCCGGCCTCGTCGGCACGAAGATGCAGGTAGACGCCCAGAAGCGCGCCTCCGACATTGAGGCGCAGGCGGCCCAGCAGGCACTCGATTGGCAGAAGCAGCAGTACGCCACGCGCCAGAATCAACTCGCGCCGGCCATCGGCGTGGGCAACGCGGCGACCGTGAAGCTTGGCGAGTTGATGGGGATTCGCACACCAGAAGGTGGCTACCGCGCCGAGACGCAGATCGACCGAGGTGGCGTACCGGTACAGCAGCCGTCGAACATGGGAGCGAGCGGTGCGCCTGGCGCGACGGTTCCAGGCGGCCAGCCCAGCGACATGGTGCCGATGCGTGCGCCCAGTGGCATGGTCAAGATGGTGAGTGCTGCCGAGGTGCCGCACTATCAGCAACTCGGCGCGCAAGTGGTTCAGTAGGCTGGAGAAGCGATGGCGGCATTGATGTACGACCAGCAGGCGGAGAACGACTACGGCCTCGGTGGCATGGGGGCTGGCATGGGCATGCCTGCCGGTGGTGGGGACGATTGGTTCTCGCAGAACGCGCCTCCGGCACAGGCCTCGCAGCCTGGCGGACCTGCACCGCAGGCCGGCATCCAGGCCAACAACCCGATGCAGTGGGACGAGGGCGCGTTCACGAGCCGGTTTGGATCGCCAAAGACGCCACAGGAGCTGATGGCGCTCGAGCAGCAATTGAACCAATCAGGCATCAAGGTCCTGCGGAACGCGGCCGGGGTCGCTGGAAAGATCCAACTCCCGACCGGGCAGATCGTAGACGTCATCAACTCAGCCGGCATCGGTGGCAAGGGCTTCCAGTGGCTGACCGGAGACGGCGGCGCAGGTGGCCTCGGGAGCTTCGGGTCACTGGCGCAGGGGTGGGACAAAGAGTTCAAGGCGCCCTCGATTGATGAAATCCGTGCGATGCCGGGCTATCAGTTCGCTCGCGACGAGGGTGTACACGCGCTGGACTCAGCGGCGGCGGCGCGTGGCACGGTTAACTCGGGTGGTCAAAAGAAGGCGATCATGAATTTCGCCACCGGGCTCGCGGACCAGTTCGCGCAGCAGAAGTACCAGAACGCGCTCGGTGAATATCAGCAGGCGTACAACATCTTCCGGAACAATGGGAACGACACGTTCGACCGGTACGACCGCCTCGCCTCGCGTGGGACCTCGGCAGCGGGGGCGGCTACCGCATGAGCCTCGTTGACGCGATTCCTCAGTCCATACGCGCCGTAGGTGCGGCCAAGGCGAGCGGGGCTGGTGTGGGCGGCGCGGCGTACGGGCACCTGCTGGGGCAACTCGGGCAGGTAGTGGGCCGCATTCCTGAGATGAATCGCCGCCGTCAATCCGAGGCGATGCAGGCGGAGATCCGGACGGCCCAGCTCGAACGCGAGCGGCGTCAGCAGGCAGCCGAGAACGCGATCAACTCAGCCATGTCGGCCGCTCTGGACCCATCCACGGGAAGCGTTGACCGAGCCAAGTTCGCGGCGCATTTGGCAGACACGCCAGCGGCGGCGAAGATCCCGGACATGCTCGCGCACTTCGACGAGTTAGACTCAGCGTCGATTCGTCGGCAGGCTGACAAGATCGGCCTTGATGAGGCGGAGTCGGACGTGATCGGGTCGATGGCATACGCGGCCTCGCGGTTGGATGGCGCAGACGATCAGGCCGGACTGATGGCGACAAGTATTGCCTCGGCGATCAAGCAGGGCACGTTGCGCCCAGACACCGGCAACGCCGTCTTGGCATCGATTCTCGGTCCTGACGGGAACCCCGACCCGGCCAAGGTGGGCGAGACGCTGTCGCAGTTGCAGGCCCGGTCCGGCAAGCAGCGCACATTGAAAGCCACCGATGCCCAGCGTGAAGCCGCGCGAGCCAGCGCGGAGGCGCTGAACGAGCAGCGGAGCGCGCAGGCCGACAAGATCCGCACAGAGACCGCCCTGCGGAACTACTCCTCTCAACTGGCGCGAGCGGCCGGCAATCGGGAGATGTACGCACGGGTCTACAGCGGCATCCCGGATGAATTCAAGGATCGCTTTGACAGCCCCGACGAGTGGACCGAGGACAGTGGGCAGCGAGCGATTGAAGCGGTGATGGATCCGACTGAGCGCATTCGCCTTCAGGGCGAGCGACGTCAGGCCGCGAAGGACCTGGCATCGGAGGAGCGCGACAAGCGGCGTCTCGAATTGGAAGCGAGGCGCGTGGCCGCCGAGGAGCGCCGTGTGGCGAACGCTGCCGCGAAAGACGCGAAGGCCGCGACAGGCGCGGACGATCCAGAGTACAAGGTGTACAAGGACTGGTCGGCTCAGTACGCGCGCGCGCGTGACGAGGAGCGTCAGCGTGCGGAGCCAAAGGTGGATGAGTACGGATACGCCACTGGCGTGAAGAACATGCCGGCCTACCAGCCGCCGCCGTCGTACCAGAAGTGGCAGGCGATGACGCCGGCCGAGCGAGCCACGGTGATGACGTCTCCTGGGGCTCGCATCAGTGACGCCGAGATGGCGAGCCGCACGGGACAGGGTGCGCCATCATCACAGAAACCGCCGACCTCGAACGCGCCCAGCGGGTCGAAGTCCGCCGCGACCAAGCCACCCGGTGCGCCCGAGATCGGCGCGATCGTGGTAGTTAACGGTAAGCGCAGAGAGGTGACGGGCTACCGCGACGGCAAGATTCTGGGAAAATTGGTGCCGTGACGTGCCGCAAAAGCCCAGTGATGAAATCGCATTTTCGACGGACGAAATCGAATCCAGCCCGTCCGATATCGCCTTAGGTGCGGATGAAATAGCGTTCGACGTGGGGGAGATCCAGCAGTCCGCCGCCGACGACCCTGTCGCCGTGGACCTATCCCGCCTCAACGCTGACCGTCAGGCGGCGCTCGACAGGGCGCAGCAACAGTTCGAGGACCAGCGGCATCGCGACTTGTCCGAGTTGGCGGGGCGTGTCGAGTCGCAGTACCAGGGTCCCACGAATGCGCCTACTGCGCCGGCTCGATTTGCCGGTCCAGGCCTCCCGAGTATCAATCCGAAGACGGGGCAGACCATGCACCCAGTCCCCTACGGGAAAGGGGTTCTGGATCTACCAGTCCGCGAGGGCGCATCTCGGATCATCGAGGGCACGCCTGGAACAGTAAAGGCGCTCTCTAAACTCGCCCTTATGCCACTCAGCGACGAGGAGCAGAAGGCGGGCATGGCGTCTGCCCATGAGCTGATTCAGGGCATCTTCCAGATCAGCACGCCGGCTGTCGCGGCTGGCGCCGTCGTGAACCCTGTTGGCACTGGGTGGGCGCTCTTGAAAGCGGCGCTCGCTGCCAAATTCGGCGAGGAAGTTGCGAAGAGTGTAGGCGCATCACCGGAAGCGCAAGCGCTCGCGGGAGACATCGGCGCGCTGGCGTCTGGCATGAAGTCAGTTGACGAGTTCGTGACTGGCGATATGGTCAACGCGGCAGCGGTCGCCGCCAAGGCGGCACGAGCCAAAGGAGCGGCGCTGTCCCTAGCCGCGAAACTGAGCGGGTCCGGGTATGGCACTGGCGACGTTCCTGGGTACCGGGCGCAGACATTGTTCGAAGAGCCGATGGTTGCGCGTGCGGCGCGAGAAGAGGTGCTGTCGCGGAACGCCCAACTCTCAGCCGAGGCGCAAGAGGCGATCGCGCACCGTGGTGGCGTGCCAGAAAAGGGACGTAGGGCCACCGTGCCGCCCATCGAAGACATCGCGGTCTCCCCAGAGGCGCAGGCGCGTCAGGCTGACATCGTGGACGCGATGCGGTCTCGTGGCGATGCGTTGACGCCCGAACAGCAGGCCATCCGAGAGTCGTTATCAGGAGTTCGCGGACCGATCGAGCCAGAGGCTGACGTCGCCTTCGCGCCGGAGGAGGTGCAGACGGTTGTTCAGGAGCCCACGCGCGCCACGCTCAAGGAGATGGAGCCCGCACCGTTCGAGCCCGAAGCCCCACGTGAGGCCGCGTTACCAGAGAAGGTGCGCGAGCCGGAACCAGTTCCCGAGCCGGACCAGGTGTCGTTCGACGTAGCGGAGGTGGAACATCCGCCCGTCCCGCCCTTGGCGCAAGATCGCGAGAGGGACCGCCCAGAAGAAGCGACGCTCATGGGCGTGTCTGTCGGCCTGAAGGATCGTCAGGAGATCGGCGGGATGCGCTACGAGCTGTGGCGCAGTTCCCAGACTGGCGAAGGCGTGATGCGGATCACCGACCCGGACTCTGGAGAGACGGTGTCGATGTCGAAAGGTCCCTACCCGACCATCTCCGCGAAGCTGTACGGCGAAGTCCAAAAGGCCGAGCGGATGGAGCGCGAGCCAAGAGGAGGCCCAGATGAGTCCGTTCAAGAGCCAATCGCAGCGCAAGTGGATGCACGCGAACGAACCAGCGATGGCGAAGCGCTGGGAGAAGGAGACGCCGAAAGGGAAGTCGCTACCCCAGCACGTGAAGAAGTCCCAGCCATCCAAGAAGCGGTAGAAGCCGCACGTGCCGAGGTCAACACGGAGCCGACCGAGGCGCAGAAAGAGGCGGGCAATTACAAAAAGGGACACGTCACGGTTCGCGGACTCGATATCACGATCGAGAACCCGGTCGGGTCGGTGCGTGCTGGGAAGACACAGGACGGCGAGGAGTGGTCGGTAACGATGCCGGCCGACTACGGCTACCTAAAGCGCACGACCGGGGCAGATGGCGACCATGTTGATGTGTATATCGGCCCGAACCACGAGTCGAAGCGCGTCTACGTCGTAGATCAGATCGACCCGGAGACAGGCGCGTTTGACGAGCACAAGGCCATTCTCGGAACCAACAGCGAGAAGGAGGCTCGGGATCTCTACGCGGCCGGATTCTCTGACAGGAAAGGGCCGCAACGCATCGGCGCGATCACGCGCATGGGCTGGGACGGATTCGAGGAGTGGGCGAAGAGCGGTGACACGACGGCCCCACTCGGACAGCTCCCGGCTCGGGCTGGCACGCGTGACGAGGCTGCTGCGGAGCAGCCGGTCGCTGTGGCTGGAGCGGCCACCACCGTGGCCGTCAACCCGGAACGCGGCAGCGTCGAGGTGTCCTTCTCCGAGAAGCCTGATCGCGCGGTGCTCGACAAGCTCAAGGCCGCAGGGTTCCGTTGGGCGAAGGCGAACAAGGTGTGGTACCGGAAGGCGACATCACAGGCCGGGCTCGTCAATGTAATGATGCAGGCCAAAACGATTACCGGGGCGGAGAAGGCAGTCGCAGCCGAGCCGCCGAAGAAGCGCAACGTCGCACCAACGGCGCCAGTTTCCGAAGAGACGTTGCGGCGGAACATCGCCTACGCCGAGAAGGAACTCCAGACCGAGACGAACGCGACGATGCGGTCTCGGCACGAGACCAACCTCTTGCGGAACAAGGAATTGCTCCAGAAGGAGTATCCATCGAAGGCGGCACAGCCGGTCACGCTCGAAGTGAAGTCCCTACAGACAGGACGCACTGAGGAGATTACGCTACCGGCAGCGCGTGTAGCGAAGGAGAAGGCAGATGGAAAGACAGATGACACCGGAGAACTTCCCGCCCGTACAGGTGGAACCGCTGGGGGGCGTGGAGCTGGAAGCGAAAGAGCACTGGGAGAGGTTCCTGCCAAGGACGTGCGCGAGCCTGAGGCGGAGGGGGGCGTGGTCGCTGGACACGGCAGTGAGGGCCGCGTACTGGCGGAGCGAGTACGAAACGATGTTGCTGATGTACCAGAACCAGATGTCACGCTTGGAGGCGGAGGAGATCACCCGTCCCCAGTGGCTGTTTCCCCCACCGGAGCCACTCACGATCCAGGGCACCCGGCACTAGACTTCGACCTCACGCCGGAGCGTATCGAGGCGATCGTTGCGCGAGGCAATGTCACGAGAGCGAAGGACAACCTCGACGCAATCGACCTCATCACGAAGCTCAAAGCCGAAGATCGGTACGCCACTGCGGCCGAGCAGGAAGTGCTCGCCAAGTACGTCGGGTGGGGCGCCTCCGACATCGCGCCATTCCTCGAGAGCTATCCGCGACAGAGCTGGAGCAAGAACGAGCGGGCCATCTGGGAGCGCATCCGCGCGTTGTCGGAGGCCGAGCGGGCTGCGATGGGCAAGTCCCGCCTGAACGCCCACTTCACGTTCGACCTGTACCGACCGATTTGGGAAGCCCTGGTACGCGCCGGGTTCAACGGGGGCCGGGTCCTTGAGCCAGCGGTCGGCACGGGCCACGCCTTCGGCCTGATGCCGCCAGATGTTCGTGTCGCCTCGACGCTGAGCGCCAGCGAGCTGGAACCATTGACGGCGGCGATCGCCGGGTATCTCTACCCATCGGCCACGGTGCAGGCAGTGGGTTACGAGAAGGCGATGATTGCGCGCGGAACGCAGGATCTCGTCATCAGCAACGTGCCGTTCGGCGACTACGGGGTGGACGACGCCCTGTTGCCGAAAGAGGTGACGTCTCGGATTCATAACTACTTCTTTGCGAAAGCGCTGGAGCATGTGCGCCCTGGCGGTCTCGTCGTGTTTGTGACGTCGCGCTACACGATGGACAACGTCAAGTTCGCTGGTGCGCGGTCCTACCTGATGGATCGCGCGGACTTCGTCGGCGCGGTGCGACTACCGAACACGGCGTTCGACAAGACGGCCAAGACTGAAGTCGTCACGGACTTGATCGTGCTGCGCCGCCGAGAGGAAGGGCAGGAACCCGCAAAGGACAACGATCTATTCCTGCGGTCCATCGAACACCCCTCGCTGGCTGGGAGACGGGGGCAGCGGCCGTATCGGTCAGCGTGGTACGCCGAACATCCCGAGTACATTCTGGGCGCGGAGGCGCTTGAGGGGTCGATGTACTCAGACAGTGAGTACACGGTGTCCGCGACCTCTGCCGATGTCCTCGCCGACCTGGCGCGGGGATTGGAGTCCATCCTGCCACCAGGCACGTATCAGCGTGCGGCCCGCGTGGGGCCGAAGCCGACGCTGGTTGAGCGGGGCACCTACAAGGCTGGCGAATATAGGATTGGCGCCAAGGGAAAGATCGAGGTCGTCACCAGCGACGGAGAGGCCCACGACGCCACGCCGATGCGCAACGGTAAGCCTGACGCGGCGGCGGTGAAGCGGATAGCGGGAATGGTGCAGGTTCGAGACGCCCTGCGCGAGACCGTCGCGGCGATGGGCCGTCGAGAGGCCACCGACGCGGAGATCGCCAAGGCGCAGCGGGCGCTCACGAAGCGTTACGACGCCTTCGTCAAGGAACACGGCGAACTGAACGCGCCGTTGAACAAGCGGCTGTTCTCGTCGGACCCCGAGTCTACGAACCTCTTGGCGCTCGAACGCCTCGAGGCGAAGGCGCAAGAGACCGAGCGCAAAGACGGGTCCAAGATCCTCACGGTCAAGTATCAGGTCGTCGGCCGTTCAGACATCTTCACCAAGCGGACGATCAACCCGCCAGTCGAGAAGACCACGGTGGACACGCCGAAGGACGCCCTCCTCGCGTCCCTGGGCCAGTTCGCGTCGATCGACTGGAACTACATGGCGAAGCTCTCGGGCACGCCGGTCAAGGAGTTGCGCGCCAGCCTGGAAGCCGATGGATTGGTTTTCGAACAGCCGGACGGCAGCTATGTGCTTGGCGAGGAGTATCTCTCCGGCGACGTGGTGACAAGGCTCGAGGACGCCAAGGCGGCGAACAAGAAGGGGAGGTTCGCGGCCAACATCGCAGCGCTCGAATCCGTGCAGCCACGGCCGAAGACATACGATGACATCGAAACCGGAGCCGTCTCGGTCAACCTCGGCGCGGCCTGGGTGAACACGAGCGACTACGAGGGGTTCGTGGCCAGCCAGCTCGGTGTCGGCAGCGGCGACGTCAGGGTGAAGGTCGGGGCGACGTCCACGATGGTGCGGTGGTCGGTCACGCCGACATACCGCGCATCAGCGGCGGCGGCACAACACCCCCTCTCGGTGAAGTATGGTGGCGGCGTCTACACCTTCCTCGACATGGTGGGAGATGCCCTCAACCTGAAATTGCCGCAGTTGGGGCACTACGAGGGAGTCGGCAAGGATCGCCGATTTGTGCCTGAGCCTGAGCCTACACTGGCCGCTCGGGCGAACCTCGAAGAGGTGCGGTCGGCTTGGGCGAAATACGTCTTCGACACCGAAGGCGTGCGCGATCGGGTCCTGCATATCTACAACACGCGCTACAACCGGACGGTTGAGCGCACCTTCGACGGGTCGCACATGACGTATCCAGGCATGGCGACCCTCTACAACGCGGCTGGCGAGCCCTTGCAGTTCCACAAACACCAGAACGATGGCGTGTGGCGCATCCTGGCGAGCGGGAACACCTTATTGGCCCACGAGGTCGGCGCGGGCAAGACATTCGAGATGATTGCGGCGGCGATGGAGATGCGGCGCACTGGCAGGGCGCGCAAGCCCATGATCGTCGTGCCGACGTATCTCCTGCCGCAGTGGCGCCGCGACATCCTCACGCTGTACCCGAACGCCAAGGTCGCGGCGTTCGACGAGAAGGACCTCGAGTCCAAGAAGCGGCAAACGGCGATGGCTCGAATCGCCTATGGTGACTGGGACATCGTCCTTGTGCCGCATTCCTCGTTTGGCCTGTTGAGGGTCTCCGAGGAGCGCATGATCGCAATGATGGAGCAGTGGACGCGCGAGTTGACGAGCCTGCTCGACCAGATGGGCAAGGATGACCCCAACAGCAAGCAGGCCGAGCGGCAGCGGGCCAAGATCGAGGACAAGGTTCGCAAGCTCCGCGACCGCGTGAAGGAACGCAGTGCAGACGAGGCGTTGGTCTGGGAACAGCTCGGCGTCGATGCGCTCCTGATTGACGAAGCGCACGCTTTCAAAAACCTGTTCTTTTACTCGAAACTGGAGAATCTGCGCGGGCTCTCTCGGTCGGAGTCGGATCGCGCACTCGACCTGTTCGTGAAGGTGCAGGCCATCAATGAGCAGTCCAACTACCGCAACCTGGTGCTCGCCACCGCGACCCCTCTGATGAACAGCATGGCCGAGGTGTATGCAATGCAGCGATACCTCCAGCCGCAGACGTTGCGCCGGAACGGGTTCGACAACTTCGACAACTGGTACGCGATGTTCGCGCACGCGGGGCTCGCGATCGAGCAGCAGCCGGACGGCACGTACAAGGAAGTGCGCCGCCTCCGGGACTTCTCCAACCTCCAACTCCTCTCGCGCATGATGCGCGAGGTGATGGACTACGTCGGCTGGGAAGACATGCCGTATCTCAAGCTGCCGAAAATTGCCGGCGGCAAGATCGAGATCGTGCAGACCGACGCGCACCCAATGTATCCCAAGCTCCGCGAGTGGTTCTCCCAGCGGATGCAGAACATCAAGGACACCCCGCCTCGGTGGGATTACCGGAAGCAGGAGTACATTGCGCCAGCGAGGCCGCACCCCCTGACTGGGCTACCGACCGGACGTCAAGACAACATCCTGACGATCATGAACGACGCGAAGAAGGCGGCGGTGGACGTGCGCCTCATCTTGGGTGATGCGGCTGCGGATTTCCCTGGCTCACGCATCAATATCGCCGCCAAGAAGATGGCGACGATCTACAAGCAGGAGGCAAAGAAGAAGGGCGTCCAACTGGTGTTTCTGGATTTGGGGACACCGAAGGACCCAGGTCCACTGGAGTTCATGCGCGGTGTCACCGTGGAGGACAAGACAGACGGCGAGCTGAAAGACGAGGAGGACCGCATAGACGAGGGCGACGACGTCATGGCCGACGACGATACTGGCGCCTTCAACCTCTATGACTCATTGAAGGCGGCCCTGGTGGCGCGAGGAGTCCCAGCGAACGAGATCGCCTACATCCACCAGGCGTCTACGAGCGCGGAGCGGTTGGCCCTGTTTCAGGCCGCGAATGAAGGCAAGGTGCGATTCGTGTTCGCGTCCACCGACAAGGGCGGCGTTGGTATGAACATCCAGACACGCCTGGCGGCGATTCACGAACTGGACGCACCGAGGGCGGGCCGTCCGGGCGACCTGCGCCAGCGCATGGGGCGCGGCATCCGACAGGGCAACACGTATGACCACGTGCAACTGGTGCGCTACGTCACCAAGGGCACCACGGATGAGTGGCTCTGGGGCATGTTGACGACGAAGGACTACCAGATTCGCCGGTTCATGAAGGGCGAAGCGATGTCGATGACGGAAGAAGATCCGTCCACGATGTCCCTGCAAGAGGCGCAGATGCGGGCGTCCGGAGACCCGCGCACGATCGAGCTGGTGGAGTTGAAGGGCAAGCTGGCTCGGCTTCAGGCGCAGGCGGCGGCGGCGGAACGGGCACTGGCGCAGGCGGGCGCGGACGCCCAGCGGTCCAGCCACCGTATCGAGACGGTGGCGAAGGAACTGGCCGACACCAAGGCGTGGCTCAAGACGTGGTCCTCGAAACGTGGCGATGCATTCGCGATGGAGGTCGGCGGGAAGGCCTACACGAAGCAGAAGGATGCCGACGCGGCCATCCTCGCGCAGGCCGCGATCGTGGCCGACAAGCAGCCCGATCGTTCGGTGAAGGTGGGTTCCATCGGCGGTCTCGACATCCTGGCGTCGCACGGCTCGTACCACGTCACCGACAAGGACGGCATGGTCCGTGTGAATACCGTGACGCTTCGCCTCGACGGGTCCGCCTTCGGCGCTGGCGACATCAAAGCGGTTGTCATGGAAGCGCCGGAGGGCTCCGAGCCAGGTAGAGGAATGCGCCCATCTGCCGGCGTCGTCAACGCCTACGAGGACATCCAGAAGCGCCCGACCGATCTCGAGGCGCGGCTCCGCGAGGCAGAAGACACCTTGGCACGGGCCACTCGGACCATCGAGAATCCCGCATCGGTCATCGAGACGGCGAAGGCCGCCGCGCGCAAGATCGATGAGATCGAAGGTGAGCTGAAGGCGGAGGGGATCGCCAATGAGCACGCCCGGCGCGATGCAAAGAAGGCGGCGGCTGAGGCCAAGAGCGACACTAGCGTGACGCTCCAGGCGACGGTGATTCCGGGCGCGTCCGAGCTAGGGGAATACGTGCTCGAACCGGCTGTGAAGGCTGTGGCGAACGCGGTGCGGCAGGACGGGAAGCTGTTCCTGTCGGTCTTCTCTCCGTCGCATATCGGCGTAGCGCCCTACGCGGCCGACGTTATCCGCCCGCACAACGCGGCGCACGATCAGCGCATAGCCCGCGCTGGCAAGCTCCTTGAAGATGTGCGCAAGGTCATGGATGGCTGGGCACGACAGGAAGTTATCGCGTTCTGGGACGTCATGGAGGGGCTGGAGCCGGTCGAGTCGTTGCCACGGGCACACCGGCAGTTCGTGCAGCTCTTCAAGTCACTTATCGAGCGGTGGACGAAGACGCTTATCGATGAAGGCTTGATCGAGAACTACATCGAGCACTACTTCCCGCACGAGTGGGCGCAGCCGTCGAAGGAGGGCATGTCGCTCCGAAACCTGTTCTCGCGGCGACCTATTCAAGGCCGCGAGTCGTTCCGCAAGCGCCGAACGATACCCACGATGCGCGAGGGCCTCGCGATGGGGTTAGAGCCGGCGTCATGGAACCCAGCGGTGCAGATGCTTCGCAAGATTACGGAGATGTCGAGATCGCTCAACGCGCGAGCGATGCAGAAGGACCTGAAGAAGCACGGGTTCGAGGTCTACGTGCCCGCGACCAAGTCCAAGCCGGAGGAACTGGAGGGATGGGAGCGTGTGCCAGAAGCCGCGCTCGGGACGGTCTACGGGCCGCGCGTCGAGGAGCAGGCCTTCGGGCGAGTGGTGGCAGGGCACTACTACGCGCCGAAAGAGGTCGTCAGACTGCTGACGAACTACACGTCACCGGGGCTCTACGGACGATCGGTCCTGATGGACGCCTACAAGAAGCTTGGGAATGCGTCAACGTCGCTCCTTCTTGGATGGTCATCCTTCCACCTGTGGTTGATTGGCATCGAGTCGATGATCTCGAAGCAGGCGGTCGCGGCTGAGATGTTGGCGCGCGGGCAGGGTACGGAGGCGGCGAAGAAGGCGATATGGATTGGACCGCACGGAGTCATCAGGGACCTGATGCGTGGGTACAAGGCGGTCCAGGAGTTCTACTCGCGCGACGCGGACGCGAACGACATTACCGGGATTATCGGGCAGATCATCCAGGGTGGGGGCGGGTTTGGGTGGTCGAACTGGGAGCACGAGGAGGCTCCGAAGAAGTTCATGACCGACATCCGCAAATTGGTGGCGTCCGTGCGCCGGATGGAAGCGGGTGAGGCGGCGAAGGCTGGCGCGAAGGCCGGCGTCCACGGTGCCCTGTCCCTGTTCGAACTGCCGACCGAGTTGATCATGAATCACTGGGTGCCCTACCTGAAGGTGGCGGCCTACCTCGACATGGCGGAGATGGAGTTGGCGGCGTTGCCGGACGACGCCACGCTTGCCCACAAACGCAGCGTTCTGGGCGCGGCATGGGATGCGGTGGATGACCGCTTCGGGCAACTGCGCTACGCGAATCTATTCTGGGACAACACGTTCAAGCAGGTTTTGACTGGCGCGTTCTTGTCGGTCGGGTGGCAGGTCGGCTCGCTGCGGGCCGGGTTCAAGGCGTTCGGACAGATTCCACGCACTGGCCGATGGCTGAAGCGGAAGCTCGAGGGCGGCGGTGGCAACGGTGGCTCTGGAGGCGGAAAAGGGACAGGGCCTGGAGCCGCCGAGGCGCCAGAGGGCGGGTTCGACCGCGCGCCAGACGGTCACCTTGTGCAGCGGGAGTTCGCATGGGTGCTGTCGCTCGTGATCACAGTCGTGCTCATCGACGCGATCTACCAGCACCTCCGCACTGGCAAGATGCTTGGTGAGGACGACAAGGGAAAAATCGATGGAGAACTTGCGTTCCGCGATGCCTTCTACCCGCGAGACGGGACGAAGGACGCCTCTGGTCGGGAGAATCGTCGGGCCTTCATCTCATACATGAAGGACTACCTCGCATGGCCGATGCACCCAGTGGCGACGCTGTCGCACAAACTGAAGCCGATCCTGCACACGCTCTACGACCTCGTTGAGAACGAGGACTTCTTCGGGAACGCGATCGTTGACGAGGCGGACCCACAGATGCGGCGGTTCATCGATCGGCTGAAGTACGCGGCCGAGAGCCATGAGCCGATCGGATGGCAGAACGCGCGAGAGATCGCGGGCGGTGGCGCCTCGTTCAAAGAGATGCTGAAGGCGTGGGTGGTCCAGCAGGGGACCCCCTTCACGCCGGCATCGGCGGAGTGGGAGCGTTCACCGGTTGAGCAGTACCTGCACGATCTGATGCCACCCATGCACCGATCGAAAGAGCAGGCCGAACAGGCGGCGGTGCGTCGCGACGTGCGCGAGAAGATGCAGTCCGGCGACGTGGCCGGTGCCCAGAAGGCGGCACGCGAGGGGGGCCTGTCTCAGCAGTCCCTGCGGGCGACTCAGCGAACGGTGCGACTCGGAGCGCTCAGGCAGGCATTCCAGCGGGCGAGTTGGTCGCAGGCCGTTCACGCGATGGAGATTGCCAAGCCGGAGGAGCGGTCCCTGCTGACGGGGCAATTCCTCCAGAAGTTCGGGCGGGCGATGCAGGCGTCGTCGGCGGCCAAACGGAAAGAGGTCATCGAGCAGCGCAACCGGGTGATGCGGCTCGTGCGCGGAGCAGCAGCGGGAACGCAGTCTTGACCGTGGTCCGCCCGCGACACAACGCTCTAGGAGACCCATGCTGACACCCTTCTTCCTGTACCAGCCGCTCAGTGATACCGGGGCGCCGGTTCCTGGTGGCACGTTGACGTTCTACGCGACAGGGACCACCACACCGAAAGACGTGTTCGCCGACGCGGATGGCTTGGTGCCACTGGCGAACCCAGTGACACTGGATGGAACCGGCCGTAAGTTGGTGTTCCTGGACAACGACGGGGCGTATGACGTGGTGTTCGCCGACGCGGACGCTGTAGAGGTGTGGACGATGGAGAAGATCGCGGCCTGGGCGCCAGCGTTCTAGGAAGGAGACAGTCAATGCGGCGACTACTCGAGGGCCTGGCTGCGCTACTGGTGCTCGCCACTGTGGCGACGGCGCAGGCTCAATCGCAATCCGTACGTGCCGGCCTGACATCGGCCACGTGCCCAGGATCGGGGTGTTTGGTCTTGTCGGTGTCTGGCGTCGGCGGTGTAGCCGTGCAGGTCACCGGCACGTTCGTGGGGACGTTGTCGTTTGAGGGGTCGATCGATGGCGTCAATTACGTGCCGCTTGGGCTCTTGCCGATTGCGTCCACGAGCGCGGTCACGTCCACGACTGCGACAGGTCTATGGTCTGGCGGTGTCGGCGGGATGGCCGTCGTGCGCGTGCGGATGTCCGCCTACACGTCTGGGACAGCGACCGTGTCGATTCAGAACGCTCCCACCAGTTCCCGCGCGACTGGCGGCGGAGGTGGTGGTGGTGGCACCATCGGCGGCAGTATCGCCGCTGGTCAGGTTCCGGTCGGATCCGGCGCAGATGCAATTGCAGGCTCTGCGAATTTCCTGTTCGACAGCACCACGCAGGCGCTGACGATTGGCGCCGCCAGCGGAAGTTCCGCTGCGTCATTCTGGGCCGGCTACCCGTTCGTCTACGTTGAGGAGCAGGCGGGGGATCTGACACCAGGCTTTGTCTCCTACGCCTACTCCACGATTGCCAACGCGTCTGGGGGGAACTTCCCGATGCGGTCGAGGGGCACGCCAGCCTCCCCCACCGCAGTCCTCTCCGGCGACAAGCTGGGCGTGGCAGTAGAGCCTGCAGCCTACACAGGTGCTGGGTGGGGCTACTCCGGCACCCTCTACATGGAGGCCAGCGAGAACTGGAGCGGGACAGCCACGGGTTCTCGGTTCGTCATGAAGGTGACCCCGAACGGGGAAAACCAGACCGCCAGCAAGCAATACACGTTCGCACCTGCTACCATGACCGTCCCAGGTGGCCTTAACGTCTCTGGAGGGGCTTTTACCGTTGATGGATCTGGTAATGCCACGGTGGCGAGTTGTACTGGGTGCGGAGGAGGGGCTTGGGTAAAGATTGAGAGCAAGACCGCAGCCTCCTCGTCGTCTCTGAATTTCACGACCGGTATCGGAGCAACGTACGACCAGTATCGTTTGGAATTCGTGGATGTAGTACCAAGTACTGATGACGTGAGTCTATGGGTGAGACTGTCCCATGACGGAGGATCCACCTGGGATACCGCCTCTAACTCGTATTTCTATGGCGGTCATGATTTTGGCAATAACGTAACATCTGGGCTGTACAACGATGCCACTGCTGGTAGGGGTAGCACTGCAATACCCGTAGGCATCAACGTAGACAACTCCGGAGTCACTGGTCTGATTGGGTATACGGGGTCTTTTTCACTGTTTAGGCCCTCTAACGCGGCTCGGCACAAGTTCAGAGCCGAAGGGGACTACCTCAATCAGTCCAATATCTACGTGCATAACATCGTTTCCGGGCGATCAGAAGCCACCACGGCCGTGAATGGTATGCAGGTTGTAGCTTCTTCCGGAAATCTGTCTACCGGAACTGTGACGCTTTACGGTTTGGTAAAATGAGATACGGAAAGTACCGCTTTTTGTGTGGCTTTGGCTATCACTACTGAAGTGAAATCAGTGCCTACACTTGGTCAGGCCACAGTGCAGCAGCAGATCCAGCAGCTCCAGCAGGCGCTTCAGCAGCGTACTGGTCAGATTGGGGCCTGCAATTCCGAACTTGGCGACTACCAGCAGCGGCTTGCAGCGGGCCAACTCGTCACATGGGCGCAGGTTCGTGTCGCCCTCCAGAACGCCAACCCTGGCTACACCTTCGGGCAGGATCTGCGATGGGGGCCGATTCCGAACGAACCCAAGACGCCATGAGCCCAGATTCGTCAGCGAACGTGTATCGCGCCATCAACGAACTCCAAACAGTCCTGACGGGCATGATCGGGGAGGCTCGTCGGGAGAGCCGGGATGAGCATCACCAGGTCTTGGTGCATATCGAGAGGCTGGACGAACGCGTGCGGAAGCTCGAAGCCAAGCCAGAGCGAACTCCGTGGCCGCCAATGACTACCGCCGATATCTCCGGGTATGACCGTCCAGTGTTTCGCGTGACCTTCTCGGACGCCAAGCGCTGGGGGATCGCGTTCGCCGCATTCGCGGGGCTTGTCACGGCCGTCAACCTCGCGGCGGAGTTCGTTATTCACGTGATCGAACTGGTCGGATTCAGGCGGTAGCTGTGCCCGTGTAGAATGGTCGAGGCGGGGCTGGACCTGCCATCTTCCAATCGAGGTTCTCACGAATGAAGTCTCTAGTCCTAACGCTGTCAATCCTCGGCGGTCTCTCGAGTGCGGCATGGGCCGCTCCCATCGCGCCGACGAGCGTCTCGAGCGACTACGCGCGGGTGGATATCACCACACCGAATGGATGCTGGGCACCGAGCACGTACGCGGTCGGGCCTGCGGTAGGTGTCTGTCACGACCTGTGGGTGACGCCAGAACCGGGCCAGTGGGCGTTCATGAACGGCGACGACGAGTCACCCGACCAGGTCGCGTACCGGCTGGTCTATGAG